CCCTGTCGCCCTTCTCCAGTTCCTTCCAGAGCTGAGCCATCGTGTCGTGTTCTTTGACCTCTGTGAGCCCGTAGTGCTTCATCATTTTCGGGATTCCGCTGAAGTACGTCCCGTCCCCGTTCGGAGCGGCGAACCGTTTGCAATACGGCTGAATCGTGGCCGGTGTGTAGGTCTTATACTTCGCGATTTCGATGATGATGTTCGCGATCGAGACTTCCCCGCAGCCGCAGTTCCGTATATACCACGGCTTTTTTGGATAGCCGAGACCGCCCCACCGCGAGTCGGTCTGCAAGAATTTCGTCTTATTCATCGACCTCACCGTCCTCGATGTACTCCATGCCCTCGATGTCTATCGGCACGATCTTATTCTTTATGAACTGATAGAACACCTGATGCAGCCCGACCGAAGCGAGACCGCTCAGCATACCCTTGACGACTCCCTCGTAATCGAAGCCGAACAGGATGATTCCTGACACAGCTCCGAGGATCAGCAAAGCCGTCGGAATCCACTTGTCGTCGGCCGGCAGCCATTTCTTCATGACGAAACCGACACAGAGGCATCCGATCATGATCACCGGGATCAGATAGTTTTCGAAGTCTATAGTCATTTGTTTTCTCCTCTTAAAGTAAAAAACCCGCCGAAGTGACGGGCTCTAATGATTTAAATACTTACTCTATGATTCCATTTGCATCATATTCAACCGTGAAAAACACTGTTGCTGCCCCTTCGCTCGCAGGGCTGGCAATAAAAACACTTGACCGTCCAGAAATCAGCCCCACACAAGGAACAGAACCTTTTAAAGCCGGGAAAGTCACATAATAATCTGTGGGCTTATATGCATTTTTTATAATGTTTAAAATATGATTACTCCCAGCGTTAATGCTTGCCCTTGTTATACCACCGTTTATCCTGACCTTGTTTGTAAACCAGTTGTATAAGAATGTCATTCCGGAAATACTCGCTCCGCTCTGAGAATCAGCTAATTCAAATGCATCACTAATATCAATCCATTCATTATTATCATTAAATGGTGCTTTATTTATATAGGCATTTCTATAAGTCAGATATTGTCTTGTATATCCAACTATAGTAAATTTCCCATTATAAAAATCAATTCCTTCAGGCTCGTCATACCTATCAGTTGGAATATCTATACTTGTTACAAGCTCGTTATTTTCTAAATTGAAAAATAACAATCTTGCAAAAGACTTTTTCCCATTTGTGTATATCCAATAGAGCGATACAAACAAATTGCCATATATACACGAGCCTTGAAAATCAGATGAAACAACATTTGGATATTGATATGATAGGTCAGCATCTTTTGTTTGAGTAAATAATTTCTCTATTATATTGAGATTTTCATCTAATGAATATGTGTCATTAGTCGCATACTCTGTTCCAATAAATATATTTTCATTTTCTTTATAACTTAATTGTGCGAGTCCACGATCTAAAGTAATTCTGATTGTGTCATCAAGCGATAAAGTGCTTGGATTAATTACATAGACCACCGGATTATCAGAACCACTTACAACATAATATTTGTCCGTATTTGGATTATATGCAATATCATTGCAATGCTCTAAATCGATTTGTTTCCTTTGTAATACATTAAAAGATTTATCGACCTCAACCAGTAAACCATTGGAAGTCGTTTGCGCGCTTCCTTTAAATCCAATCAGCAAATGTTCGTTATTGCTGTTATAACAGAAGGATTGCTGCTGAGCAAAATCCGTTAAACTTACCCAGTCATCGCCCTGAATAGTTTTCATATCCAGATAGACGTGTCTATTATATGAAAGGCTGATAGGATTACTTTTGAGAGCCGGAATATTATTGATTTTTTCCTGTAAAGCCGGTACAAATTTGTTCTCGTTTAGACTTCCATCTTGTACGGTTGTCGTTGCTTCAGGATGCTCATCAAGCCAATTCTGAACCGATTCGTCAACATCCCCGGTGAATATATCTTCATACTCTGCCAGCTCCTGATGTGCATCATAAATGCCCTGATCCATGTGGTTGAGATTATTCTGATTAATTGCCGGTGTTCGGTCATTGACCCATCCGATTTTTGTGTAAGCCATTTCAAACTTCTCCTTGTCTTGCGATAATATGCGACTTCATCCCTCCACCGTCGACCGATTCAAGTGTCACAGAATCGATAGTCATGCGGACAGTCTGGAATACAAGTTTTCGTTCAGTTGTTCCGTCAGTTGGTACAAGTTCATCACTCGGATATAAATTCACGGCCGGATATAAAGCTCCTGTCGTTACATCTTGCCAAAAGCCGACCTCGACATCAGCCATGTCCCTCGGCTGAATCTGTGGATTGCCTCGATAATCAAACTCATAAGTTATCGGAGAACGATTGAGCAATGCGTTGATGCCGATCTTTGTCGCTGAGTATGTTGTGCCGTTCGCTACATACTCATAAGAATACTTTTCGCCCAAATCAATGTCCTGACCGTGGGCTTCTCCTGAGGACGCTGTGTAAGGATTGGCATCCGTTCCGTAGGATTTCACTAACTCTTTTCCGGTTACAGTAAGAGTCCCCGCGTTAGTTGCTGATATAATTATCTTGTGCAATCCTCCATACCAGCCAATGCTTCCGCCGGAGGTGTTCGCCGCACTCCATTCCCAGATGGCTGAATCACTCTCAACTTCATACTTTCTACTCGCCTCGACTGCAAAGCGTGTTATCTCTTTTGCCTCTGCTCCGCTTGCATTATATACGTCAGCAGAAATCGACTTGATTGGCGGATCAACGTGTCTTTTTAGATTTGCTATCTGGTCTTTAGTGATAGTCCACACATCGGTGAACTTATCACTTGTAAGTATAGGAATCCCAGCATCACGATAATTTACATAAAAACCATTCTGTCTGTATAAATTAACGGCATTTGCAATTATCTCTCTCAGGTTCCCCGGATATAGTACAGAGATCGTTGTTCCTGATGTACCGTTTGCATTGTTATTAGCACCTAAAGGCACATAAAAGCCTTCGTCAGAAATGATGCTATGAAGCTGCTCCAGGAAATAGTACCTCGTTGACCCGCTGTCTGCGTTCCATTGGCTTAGCATGACCTCTTCGCTCGGCATAAAGTAAGTAAGGTCCGCGCATTTGAGTGTGATCACACCGTTATCCGATTCGATTGGTTCAGCGAGGTAAAATTTGCGCGAGATCACTTCCCCCGAGTAGCCGATGTCCAAATATACCGAAGTGTCAGTCCCTATCTCGTTTGCGATGTCAGATAAGTCCTCATTGGTAAATATCTCCGCTTGAAACTCTGATGCTTCAAGCGTCGGATTAAAATCAGTCCCGACGGACCGCAGCGTTGCGCTCCAGCTTAAAATATCATCGTTGTCCCACATTAACACCCTACTCGCCCCGACGATAAATATCTGAACCGGTATCGCCTCGCGGAGTGTCTTTAAGTTTTCTTGTGCGATTGTCGGCATAATTAACCTCCAATGCTATGGTAGCAGTCAGGGAATGACAGCGTCACCTCGACATCCTTCCAGACCGTTGCCCCATTGTGGAACATTGGTGTTTTGACATTTGTTCGGTTTTTCAGTATCGCTTCAACCGTCTTGGTTCCGCTTATATCGGAAAACGTCACATCGAACTGGAATACGCTTATTGCGGACAGAAGTCTTTGCAGATCCTGATCGAGCAACGTGTCCCACTTGAGCGTGGTATCGTCGTATTTCCATCCGTTTACATCAGCGATAGTTTTGCCCGAAAGCGTGACCATTTCATTGACAATGTTCGGAACCTTCTTCATTTGAAAGTCGTTAGGATATGGAAGGACTTCGTCGTTTATTGTAATTGTTTGAAATACTGCCATACTTTACCCCTCCAGTATTATCTGTCCTTCTCTGGACAGTCTGAAAATCTGCTCGGCGACTCTTGTTCCGCCCAGCTCGACATTGAACTGATAAGTTCCGCCTCCGCCTGAGTTCATCGCCGCCATCGCTGTAATGATTGCCGCAGCCATCTGCGAAGTAGACTGATCAATCATCGTCTGGAGTTTTTCAATCGGGAGAACCGCCTCAGGGCCGGCTTCACCTACACCGATGATGCTCGGATTATCAAAAATACCGCCCTGTTTATACCACGATACCGAGAGATGTGGGACGCTCGGCGGATTCAGACTTAGTTTGCCGCTTAACTTGAAATGAGGCAGCTTTATCTTAGGCAGACTCAGCTTCGCGCCGTTTATTATGCTCTTTATTTTGCTGATAGCAGACTTAACAATATTGACCGCTGCGTTTATTGGTGTCGTTATTGCTGTTTTGATAGCGTTCCACGTCGCCGCAACACTCGCTTTAATTGAATTGAATGTCGAAATGATGCTGGCCTTCAATGCCGCAGCTTTCGCTTTGACGAGATCCCAGTTCTTATAAAGTGCGATACCGGCAGCAACGACTCCCGCGATCACCAAAGCGACCGGGCCGACCGCAGCGATGACTCCACCGATCGCCGGTCCTATTGTAGCCATGAGTGTCATTATCGAGCTAATCGCGAACGATATTTTTCCGAGCCCGATCAGAAGCGGAGCGAGCACAGCAACGATTCCCGCCACTCCCGCAATTAGTGCTTGAGTCTGTGGCGACAAGTTTCCGAACCATCCGGCTATTTGCCCGACGAGATCCACGACCTTCTCCATAGCCGGCGCGAGATATGCCGCGAGCTGTGTTCCCAGCTGCTGAAACGCGACCATTCCGACAGCCTTAATCGTGTCGAGCGAGTCATTAAACGCGTTCGCCTGATCGAGCGTTTCCTGATCAATGTAGTCGAGATCGTACTTCGCCAGCGTTTCAGCGAGGTTTTTATAAGTTTCGCCTCCGTCCTCAATCAGCGGATTGAGTTCCTGAGCCGACTTGCCCATCAATTGCATTGCAATCGTGTCTCGTTCGGTCTCGTTTGATACCTGACCCAATGCGGCAATTGTCTCTTGCCATATTGTGTCCGCATCACGAAGCGACCCGTCCGCGTTTGTTACATCGACACCCAGCTTTTCAAATGCCTCGGCACTCGCCCCGGTTCCGTCTGCTGCGCTGTTCATTTGCTTCGTTAGCTTTGAATGAGACTTCGCAATCGTCTCGACAGATACATCCACAAGATCAGCCGCGAGGCTATACTTCTGAAGTTCCTGTGTCCCTATACCGTAGACCTTTGACATCGTGTTGATGTCGTCCGCCCACGCTGCCGACTTTACTGTTGCCGCTCCAATCGAAGCAACGACCGCAGCCGCAGCCATCGAGAGCCCTTGCATCGCTTGTCCCGCCGAAGTGAGCTTGTTTCCCATTTCATTAAACTGCTCGGACATAGCCCGGAGATTGACCTGACCAACCTTCCTGAGCTCGGTGTTGAATGTCTTTAGCTTCGACTCGGCCTCGATGATCTCACGCGAGACGCGCCTGTAAGCCTCCGAGTTTTTGTCGACTCCATTCGCGTCCATCTGGGACTGAATGTTTTTGAGCTCTTTCAGATTGTTCTCGGTCTCTTTGATTTTCTGTTTCAGGAGATCCTGTTTCTGTCTCCAGAGTTCGACCGATGTCGGATTGAACTTGAGAGCCTTGTTGACGTCCCGGAGCTCTTTGTCGATGTCCTTTGTACTATTCTTGATTTGCCGTAAAGCCTGATCGAGCTTCGTGGTATCGCCTTGAAACTCAATAGTTATGCCTTTTATATTTCCCGCCATATTTGCCCTCTAACCAAAGAACGCATTAATATCGTTCTGTGATGCCTTGCGTTTGTTTCCGTGCTTCTCAGCAAATTTTTGAGCCTTCTCCGCCGCCTTCTGTCGGTCGTTATATGCGACAACGAAGTCCACGACTTGACCGACTTGCATCCGTCGAAGGTCTGACATCGTTAGTCCTCGTTCGAGTCCGGCGAGGATGATGTCGTCGAGAGTGAGTTCGGCTGAAGAGTCTTTAGGCTTTCGCTTATTTTCTTCAGCCTCTTCAAGTTTTTTGAGCTTACGAACCCCTTCAGGACCATATCAAATACGATCGGTCCCACTATATCGAGCGGGAACGAATCGAATTGTCTGACCCATTTCTTCGGCGGCTCGGTGTTCTCGTCTGCCGCTTTTGCCATCGCCCAAGTCACATTGATCACGAGATCGACGAACTCGGCCTGAAACATCGGGAAAAGGATGTCCATCGACCTCCCCTCGAGTGCTTCAGCTATGCTCGATGTCGAAAGCTCACCCGCATCGGATGCCTCAGCCATTACGGTCGAAACGCCCTCGATCATTGACGCCAGAAGCGGCATAATTGCCGGGAGGATGTCCTTCCCGAACTGGTCTCTATATTCCATAGTCCAAGCCATATTGTTATTGAGCCGGACTTCTTGCTTTCCGATCTTGATTACTTTTTCCACGGTTCACCTCCTATGAAAAAAGGAGCGGGCCCAAAAGAACCCGCCCCGTCTTGTTATGGTGCGATAGCCGGTGCTGTTGGAGCCGTGAACAGGTCCGCGTATCCTGTGTCGCCCGGTTTGAGGACGGCCATTGTCACGCCTGTCGTATTGTCTCCGACGCAAGTAACGCCCAGAGTCTCCGTTGCCGGTTCCTTGTTCTCCTCGATAGTGTTGTACTCTCTTGTGATTGCTCCGAGAGTGCAGTTGTAGAGGATGACCCTTCTCGCCTCAGCATCGCCCTCGACCTGAAATGCGATATAGACATTCGGCTTCGATGCGTTCTTTACGTTCGCAAGGCCGCCGTTTGTCAGAGCCCTATATCCGAGGAACTGAGTCTTAAACTCGTCGTCAAACATCGCGACTTCGAGATCGCCTTCGATAGAGCCGCCAGAATAACCGCTCCAATAGATGATATTGTCAGCGTAGAAGTTGTTCTGTTCGCTCTGCTCTTCAGGCGAGAACGAAACGGCTCCCTTCTGGTGATAAGGAGTCCCGAGTGTCACAGTTCCGTCTGCGTCTGTGTATGTTCCGACATGGAGCTGGGAAATACCAAATTCAACTTTGTTAGCCATTGATAAGCCCCTTTCGTTTAAATGTAGTAGTAGATCACGAAAACGCCCTCGGCTTCGATGTAGACGTCCTCGCTTTTGTCATATAAAAAGCCGTTGCCGAGAAGAGCGTTCTCGATAGCGGCCTCATTCTGTTCGTTTTTATCTGTGAAGTAGTATTCGACCTGATAGCGATTATTTCGCCAGTAGTGCGTATTATCTGCGTCAAGAGTGTCCTGTCCGCGGCCTATATAAACAAGATACGGCGGGGACTGTGGAGTCTTGAAATGCGAATAAGCGCACGGGAGGCCGGTGCTTTGTAATGTCTGAAAGATTGTCATATATCTAAATCCTCCGTGATTCTGCGAGGAAGTTCGTCAGAGGCCCACTCCTCAGCGGGTTCGATGTGTTTGATCCCGTGAGTCCGTCCGTAGGTTCCTTTTTTGTTTCTGATGACGTGACCGTTTTCGAGAAGATGCGTCAGTTGGTAGTTTGTCGCATTATGAACCACCAAATCGGCGCGGTCCTTCTTGCTGACCTTCCATCCTTCCGCATATTTTCGTTGATGTGGCGATCCCTTCGGAGACGTGTTCTTGAGTCTCTGAACAGTTTCCTTTGCGACCTTCATCGAATCGGTTTCCAAAACGCCCTTCACGTCCTTAGAGACCTCGTCGAGTATGTCCGCCATCTGGATCGCCACGCTGCCGGTTTTAGCCATTGATTCGCTCCTCACATATCAGACTGATTCCGTCCCTCTGTGCGTTCCAG